CATGGTCATGCTACTGCCATATCAAAATCAGTCGAGAAAAGGCTGGAAACCATCAAGCAACTGGCAATCGGCGCATGTGGGTTGCGAGTTTGGAAAGTAGCTCAGTTGGTAGAGCGGTAGACTTTTAATCTATATGTCTCAGGTTCGATTCCTGGCTTTCCAATTTGTCGAGAAAGAATTATAAACCAGCTGACTGTGGCAAACACTTTCAGCACAAGGCATCTGGCAGCAGTCAGGTGTCTTTTCTTATGGACCCTTAACTCAGCAGGTTAGAGTACCCGGCTCATAACCGGGCAGTCCTGGGTTCGAATCCCAGAGGGTCCATTAAAATTAAACGATAGGAAGGTGAGGTGATGGCAGGCTATGAAAACATAAAGGATGCAAACAGCAATCGAACGCCGAAAGAACGCCGGGAATTAGCAAGAATAGCAGGAAAAGCCAGCGGAGAAGCCAGGCGAAGGAAGGCGGACTTCCGAAAGACTTTAAATCTTCTCTTGACTGCTAAAATAGATAATCCAGAATGGACCCCTGTTCTGGAATCCCTGGGGCTTGAAAGCACCCTTGAGAGTGCCATGCTGGCAGCGCAAATCAAAGAAGCAATGGCCGGAAATACAAAGGCAGCTACCTTTGTTGCTAAATATGCTGGGCAGTCTTCTGAACCAGATGAAAACAGACGAAATCGTGAAGCAGATACCGAACTCAAGAAGGCAAGGAAACAGGCAGTCACTGGAGAGAATGAGACAGAGGAAGCCATTGAGAAGCTGGACAGCATATTAAAGGAGTTGCATGATAATGCAGTTAAGCAGGAAGCAGAATGAATATATTGTGAATGCTACACACCGCTGGAATTTTAAATCCGGGGCAGTTCGTTCCGGAAAATCTTATGTAGATACAGCATTTGTGGTACCTTTTCGTATTAGAGAGCGTACTGGAAAGCCAGGGCTAAATGTTATTCTCGGTGTATCAAAGGAATCTATAGAGCGAAACGTGCTACAGCCCATGAGGGAAATCTACACAGATAAACTGATAGGCACTATCAATAACCGGAATGTGGCAAGAATATGTAGCGAAGATGTGTATTGCCTTGGAGCTGAGAAAGTCAGCCAGGTAGCAAAAATACAGGGTTCCAGTATAAAATACTGCTATGGGGACGAGGTGGCAAAGTGGAACAAGGAAGTGTTCCAGATGTTAAAATCCCGTCTGGACAAGCAGTATTCCTGCTTTGATGGAAGTTGCAACCCAGAGCATCCAACACACTGGCTTAAAGAGTTTTTGGATAATGAAGAACTGGATATTTACTTGCAGCGCTATACAATTTTTGACAATCCATTTCTTCCAGAAGCATATGTTGAACAAATCTGCAAGGAATATGAGGGCACGATCTACTATGACCGTTTAATCCTTGGCCTGTGGAAGCGTGCTGCAGGAGCAATTTACAAAAGATTCGCAGACAACCCTGCTGCTTTCCGGTGCGAAGTAATGGATGAGTTGTCACAGGATTTGGAACAGAAGCAGTTCCGGAAAGAAGATATCACATCTATTGAGATAGGACTGGACTTTGGCGGAAACCAGTCGGGCCATTCCTTCGTTGCAAGGGGCTATACAGATAATTACAGAGATGTCATTGCTTTGAAATCCAGGAGGATTAAGGCGAAGGATGAAAAAGAGGACATTGACAGCAATAAGTTGGATGAATTGTTTTGTGAATTTGTCCAAGAGGTTATAGACCAGTATGGCGTGATTGTAAAACATGGAGATTATGTAGAATACTGTAATGTGGAATCCGTATTCTGGGACAATGCCGAAACCGTTCTGGGAAATTCTATTAGGAATGCCGTAGAAAGAGAGTTTCCATGGATATCCGTAAAGCCGGCAAAAAAGAAAACAATTACAGACCGAATCCGTTGTACCGTCAAGCTTATGGGAGCAGGGCGGTTTTTTCTTACTAAGGATTGCGAAAGTCTGGAAACTGCCTTTTCTGAGGCTGTGTGGGATACAGAGGTAAAAGATAAGGATGAGCGCCTGGATGATGGCAGCACAGATATTGACAGCCTGGATGCCTGGGAATACACCATAGAAAGAGATATAAAATATCTGATACAAGAGGTGGAAGATGTTTGAAAAAATAAAAAATTGGATTAAGGGGGTGGCGCAGATGTTTACAATGACAACAATACAGAGGATGGCCGGTAAAGAGGTAGCTCTGACGGAAGAAATGCTTGAGAAAATCAATGGATGGAACGCCATGCTTACTGGACATGCGCCGTGGTGTGAAAACAGTGATTACATAACATCCTTAAGGATTGAGCAGGGAATCTGCCGGGAATTTGCGGATGTTGCGCTGAATGAAATGGAAGTTTCCGTAAGCGATGAAAAACTGAATAGTATTTTACTGGAATCAATCGAGGAACTGAATGAAAATCTTCAGGACGGTCTTGCATTAGGCTCTTTTATTATAAAGCCGCTGGGAGAAGGGAAAGCCGAATATATTACAGCTGATAAATTTATTCCAGTACATTTTGACGATACGGGAAAGCCGGATGATTGTCTGTTTATTCAGGTAAAGCAGAATGGAGTATCAGATTATTATATTCGTGCAGAAAGACATGATATTAGAGAAGGCAATCTACGGATACGGAATAAAGCGTATAAGAGTACATCGCCAAGCAGTGTGGGAATGGAGATTCCTCTTGCGTATGTTGAAGAATGGGCGCATTATCCTGAGGATGTTATGTATCCCGGCATGACACAGATGGATTTTGGATATTTCAGGGTGCCAATTAAAAATAAAATCGATGGATCGCCTTGTGGCGTCTCTATCTTTGATTCGGCCATTGACCAGATCAGGAAGGCTGATATTCAGGGCGCGAGACTTGATTGGGAATTTGAATCTGGAGAAAGGGCAATCCATGTAGATAATAGAGCATTAAGGCATGTACGCAGGGAAGACGGAAAAGTAAAAACATTTTTGTCTAAATTAAACAACAGACTGTACAAAGGGCTGGATATCGAAGATGGTGACAAAGAATTATTTAAAGAGTTTTCCCCAGAACTCAGGGAACAAGGATTTATTAATGGACTAGAAAAATATTACCGGCTGATTGAATTTTCTGTCGGGCTGGCTTATGGCGATCTGTCTGATGTGCAGTATGTTGATAAGACCGCAACGGAAATAAAATCATCCAAAGCCCGGAAATACAATCGCGTAACAGCCATCCAAGAAAAATTGAAACTCTGTCTGGAAGATTTTGTGGCGGGTGTTGCATTTTACAATGGTCTGTATACATCAGGGTATGAATTGAAATGTAAATTTAATGATTCCATTCTTACGGATGAAGAGGCAGAACGGCAGCAGGACAGGCAGGATGTTAGCATGGGTGTCATGTCGTTGGCAGAATATAGAGCGAAATGGTACGGAGAAACAGAGGAAGAAGCAGAGAAAAAGCTTCCCGAAGTAAACGGGGTAATGGAGTGATAACATGAAGAAACCTGATACAGATAAAATGTCCCTGAGAATGGAGCATATATGGCTGGAAGCAGAAAATCGTATCATTGAGGATATTGTCAGAAGAATAAAAAAAGCTGGAAAAATCACTTCTACTGCAGATTATCAGATTAACAGGCTGGTGGAGATGGGAAAATCCACAGAAGAGGTTGAACGTATCTTGAAAGAAGCCCTAAATGCTACTTATCCGGAAATGTTTAAACTCTATGATGATATAGCAGAATGGCAGTATGCAAGGGATAAGAGCATTTATGAGCAGGTTAATCAGAAATTTATCCCGGCAGAAGAAAATGAACAGCTGAAACAGATATCAGCAGCAGTAAGCAAGCAGACGCAGGATGCGTTGAAAAATCTTGCACAGTCTTATGGTTATTCTGTTTTAATGGGAAATAAAAGAGTTTTTACTCCGTTCTCGGAATATTATCAAAAGTATGTAGATGCAGCCATTATGGACCTCATAAGCGGCGCGTTTGACTACAATACTGTAATAAGACGGGTTGTAACCCAAATGACAAACAGCGGACTTAGAACTGTAGATTATGCGACAGGGCATATCAATAGAGTTCCGGTAGCAGTCCGCAGAAGCATTTTAACTGGAGTTTCACAGATTACAGGCCAGCTAAACCTTTATAATGCAAAGAAGCTGGGAACCAATCACTTTGAAGTGGATTGGCACGCAGGGGCAAGACCAACGCACAGAGTATGGCAGGGGAAAGTTTACAGCTATGAGGAACTTGTTAGTGTGTGTGGACTTGGGACTGTGACCGGTTTGCAGGGAGCGAATTGTTATCATGACTTTTATCCCTTTGTTGTTGGTGCATCTGAAAGACAGTGGAGTGATGAATGGCTGGATGAGCAAAACGAATTAGAAAGCCGAACACGATACTGGAAAGGAAAAGAACTGGATACATACGGCATAACCCAGAAGCAGCGGCAGATGGAAACAGTAATGCGGGCACAGCGGTCTAAGATAGCCGGACTAAAGAGTGGAGGGGTAGATGCAGACGAAATAACGATAGAAAAGGCAAGATATCAAGCACAGCTGCATGAATACGCTAAATTTTGCAACAAGATGGGAGTAAAGCAGCAACGTGAAAGAATTTACATGGATATAAATGGAAGGCTGGCAACAAATACAAGGGAACAGAACAGGAAGTACACCCCTGAAATGCTTAGAAATGCAGGTAGAGACAGTAGCCAGTATAAGCATTATAAAAATATCTTAGGAGATGATATTGGAAGCCTTGAGAAGTTCCGGCAGATGAAGTATAATGAGCCTGAGAAGTTCAGTATTATTAAGCTAGATTATGAGCGAAGAATAGAGCTGTTGAAGAATACTGAGAATAAGCTGCCAAATGCCGAAAATGTAATCCTTCCGGAAGGGAAATTTACAAAATATCTGTTTGACGGTGAACACCCCAACGGACTGGCCAAAGGAAGAGCAATTTCAAGCCGTTTAGGTTATAGCATAGAAAATTGGCAGGAATTCCGGGATGCGATTCAAAAAGGAGCTGTAAAGTATCCGGCTGTTAAGAAAGGATTTGACGGGCATGGTCAAAGATACGAACAAAAAATGGTATTGATGGGATTAAAGAATAATCCTGCAAATGTAGTAGTTGGATGGATACAAAGGCCGAATGGCGAAGTAAGTATGACAAGTGCTTATTTGAAGGAGGTATAGATGTGGAGATAAAGGAATTTGATACGGTTCTCCTGAAAGATGGGAGGAAAGCTGACATCATGGAAGTGTTGGATGATAAGACTTTTATTGCAGATGTCGGAAACCCGCCTGCTGATTGGGAAACCGTTGATATTACCATAGATGATATTGAAAAAGTTATATAAAGGCCATTCATTCTTCGGAGTGAGTGGTATTTTTATACCTGTTTTTAAGAAAGGAAAGGTGAAAATAAATGACCAGACAGCCAAAATCGGTGATACGGTTTGCTTTGATGGTAAGAGGCTATCAGTAGAGAGGAGGTGATCCAGATATCTCCCTTTTAGGCGCAGGGTTATGCGTCTTATTTTATTGTCTTTTTCTGGAAGACGTAAAAGAACAGAAGAGAGGAGCACACAAAATGAAAAAAGAAGAATTAATCGCACTTGGTGTATCAGAAGAACATGCAGATCAGATTGTCTCTGCATGGGATGAGAAAATAAAAGGCTATATTCCGAAGTCTGAATACGATACAAAGGTGCAGGAACTGGAAACAACTCAACAGCAGCTGGATACCGCAAATCAGACTATTGAAGGCTTTAAGGATTACGATGATGTAAAAGCAAAGGTCGAAGAGTATAGAGCGAAATTTGAACAGTCTGAACAGGAGAAAGCGGATATTCAGGCGAATTATGAATTTACCGGGAAACTTCAGGAGGCAGCAAAAAAAGCAGGAGCCCGCGCATTAAAAGCAGTGATGCCGTATCTGGATGTGGAAAACCTAAAAAAATCACAGAATCAGGATGCGGATATTGCGGCAGCTTTTGACAACGTGAAAAAGGATAATGCTTTTTTGTTTGGTGCCAATGAACCTATCAACAATCCGACTGGTCCAACAAGCGGAGGTGGCGGCAATAGCGCAACAGCAGCAATCCGTGCAGCAATGGGACTTCCGGAAGAAAAATAAGAAAGAGAGAGGTAAAAAGAATGAATAACATTGAATTATCAACAATTTATCTGCCGCTGTTAGATCAGAAGTATAAAGCGGAAGCGAAGACATCTGTACTTGATGGCGATGAGACAGTAGCGAAAAAAGGTGGAAACGGCGAAATCAAGATTGCGAAACTTGATATGTCTGCGTTAGGAGATTTTGATCGTAAAAGCGGATATACAAAAGGAAATACAACCTTAACGTGGGAAACTATTAAATATGACAAAGAACGTTCGCAGGACTTAAGAATTGATCGTTTAGACAATGCGGAGTCGTTAGGTCTTCCGTTTGCGAAACTGTCAGGGGAATTTATGCGACTCCATGTAGCGCCGGAAACAGACGCCGCAAGAATCGCAAAGATTGCGGGAACTGACGGGATTAGCAAAAAAGAGGAAACACTTGATACTGGTGAGGCAGTAGTAGCAGCACTCCGGGCATGTACTAATAAGATGGATGAAGACGAAGTTGTTGAAGAAAACAGAATTTTATTTATTACACCGACACTTTTAGGCATGCTGAGTGATATGGACTCCTATAAATCCAAAGAAGTATTGAGTCGTTTTTCGCAGGTGATTAAAGTGCCACAGTCCAGAATGTATACAAAAATTGACTTAAAAGCTGGAAAAACAGAGTATGGATTTGCAAAAGCGGCAGACGGAAAATCAATTAACTTCCTGTGTGTAGAAAAATCAGCGGTTGTTTCTGCGATGGAGCAGTTTGTGAAGTACTTTAGTCCTGATCAGGACCAAGAGGGAGACTCTCATGTGTTTAAGTACAGAAACTATAACCTGTATGCACATGTCTATGAAAATAAATTAGCAGGTATTTACTGCTCATTAAAGGCGGGGGAGTAATCCCCTCCGGCAATGCAGCCCCAGCTGCCGGAGGGGAGAAAGGCAAGGGTCAAGAAAAATGATAAAGGTGACATTTGATTTTTATGTAAATGAGTACGGTGGGAAGATAATTTCCGATGAGCTGGAATTTAAACAGCCTGTTTTAAAGGCCAATACATACCTGAACAACCTCATGCACAGGGAGCCGCAGGCCGATACACTGGAACTGGTACAGATGTGCCTGTGTGAGGTCGCAGAGGTGATTTATCAGGAAGATTGCCGAAAGGCAGAGCACGATGGCAGAGAAGTACAATCTGAAAATACCGATGGGTATTCTGTAACCTATGCCACAGAAGCCGAAGCTGGGAAGAATGCCACGAATTCTCTGCAGAAGAAGGCTTATGCCATTATCAGGCGATATCTTTCACACACCGGACTTTTGTATGCGGGGGTGAATTGTAATGCTCACAAATGCAGTTATTACGATTTTTAGCCGCTTTCCCAACCGGACAAGCAGGTCGTTTAATTACATTCCACATGTAATTAAAAAAGCCTGGTTCTATACAAACCAGAAAAGCAGTGTGGGGGATAAGGGACTTTTAAGTGCAGATGAATACAAAATCAGGATTCCTTATGAGGAATGCGGGGAATGGCTGCCGGAAAATGACTTTAAGGAGCTTGCAAGCCCAGGGGGACACTGGACCGTACAAAACGGAGATTTCTTCCTGGTAGGGGAATGGAACAAGGGAGAAGTGGAAGGAATTGGAGATATTAAAAAGGAATTCTCAGGGACGGTTGGGAAAATACTTAGCCATTCTGAGAACTTTTTTGGTTCTTCCAAACACATAAGGATAGGTGGTGGTTCCTGAATGGCGAAGATTAAATTGCAGATAGACCCTACAGATAAAATCTTATTAAAAAGGAACCTGAATAAAAACGGAAGAGGACAGCACTTCTTTACTCATGAAGTGAGGAGATTGTCCACGCCCTATGTTCCATTCTTGTCTGGGTACTTGTCCAACGATTCTGTAACAGAAACGCCAAGCACTATTACTTATAATGCCCCTTATGCAAGGCGGCAATATTATGAGAACAAGGGAAAGAACAGAACGAAGCATCCACAGGCCGGGAGCCATTGGACGGAACGGTGCTGGGCTGACCGTGGAAAAGAGATTGTGCAGGCAACAGCGAAGTTCTGCGGAGGGAAAATGAAATGAGTATTGCAGGAAAGATTACGGATTTTATTAAGACATGTCCGTTTTTACAGGGCTTTGAAAGTATGTTTCCGAAGGTGGATTTTGACAATCTGGAAGAGGATGCAACGGCGTATTGCATTGAAAGCACTCCGGCAGAGCCTATTTTAAAGCGCTACACCAACGGAGATACCCTTCGGCAATATGTGTTCTCACTTTGCTCCAGAGAATGGTATGGTCCAGAAGAAAATCAGGACACATCAGAGTTCTATGAAAAATTTGCAGACTGGCTGGAGGAATGCACAGAAAACGGTACACTTCCACAGTTATCTGGGAAACTGGAGAGCAAATCCATCCGAGCAATCACAGACGGATATTTATACGCGGCACAGGAAAACAAGTGCCAGTACAGGATACAGTGTCAATTTGTTTATTATAAGCGGAGGTAAGAGAAAATGAAGAGAATGAATTTACAGCTTTTTGCAGAAAGCGCTAAAAATGGAGTAGTGGGACGCTGGCAGCATCCGGGATATTTAGACGTATCCGGAGGCGCAAGCCAGGCACAGTATGAGCTGCTGGGATTTGGTGTGACCCAGTTAGATGATTCACCGTCAGCCCAGACCTCTTCCAAAAGATATGTAAATCAGAAATCGGCAACACAGACCATTGGTTCCTATGAATGGACCGCACCATTAGAATTTGACCTGATTCGTTCTGAAAAGGCCATTGAATTTATCGCAGGAATCGGAGAAAACGAAAAAACTGGCGCAGAGGCAGAAACTAATTATGTATTGGTATACTTGGAAAAACCAGTAACTGAAAAAGAAGGAAGTTACGAAGCAAAACGCAGAAGAGTTGCTGTAGAAGTATCTGAATTTGCAGATAATGACGGAGAAATGCAGGGTTCCGGTAATCTTCTGGCAGTTTCTGATTGGGAGATGGGCACTTTTGATACAAAGACAAAGGCTTTCACGGCGCAGGGGGAGTAATTCCCCCTGCTGAACAAGCCTTGGTTCGCAGGGTGGCAAGCAAAAGGCAGAAGAAAGGAGAACAGCCATGAAGATTAATGGAGTAGAGTTGGAATTTGAATTGTTTGATGCAGATGCAGAAGACATAAAAGAGAGATACTTCCAGGAATTGGACAAAATGAAGACAATCAAAGAAGATACACCGGAAGGTACGGAGCATGAGAAGGCCGTGTATATGTGCCAGAGGGTGAAGAGTATGTTTGATGCAGTCTTCGGAGCGGGAACGGGAAAAAAGGTTTGCGGAACTGGGAATAACCTCTTATCCTGCATGAGGGCTTATGAACAACTGATTTCCGAGCAGATACGGCAGCAGGACGAATATAAGGAGATTCTTTCTAAAATGAAGGTGAAATAATGAATATCTTAATGAGACAATTTCCTACAGAGCTGGAAGTACATGGAAGAAGCTGTCCCATATGCTATGATTTCCGCACTGCCTTGGCCTGCAATGAAATTATAGAAAATAGCCAGGAACTTACCCAGGGGGGGCTTCTGGAAATGCTTGGAAAATTTTATAAAAAATGCAGGTATTACACAGAGGAACATATTGAAAAGATGTTCTGGTTCTTCTCTTGTGGGAGGGAAAAGGAAAAGAAGAGTTTCCCCAGGAAGATTGCAGGAATTAACAATAAACAGCCATTTGATTTCCAAAAGGATGCAGAACTTATTTACGCAGGATTTCAGCAGCAGTATGGTATTGATTTGCAAAATGAAAATATGCACTGGTGGCGGTTTATGATTCTCCTGGAAAATTTGGGGGAGAATACCCGACTCTCCAAAGTAATTGAGTACAGGACAAGAGATACATCCTCAAAACATCTGTCTAAGGAAGAGCGGGCTTTTTACAAGGCTATGCAACAGTATTATGGTCTGGATAGAAAGCACAGCGGGCAGGAGGATGAGAGGTTGAAGCAAATCGAAGAAGCGCTTATGAAGGGTGAAGATATTACGGGACTATTAAAAGGCGGTGAGTAAATGGCAGACGGGAAAGTGGTAATTGAGACAGACCTTGACTCCTCAGGGATAGAAAAAGGACTTAAGAAATCAGAAAAATCTATGAAGGCGCAAGCTGCCAGTATGGCGGCTGAGTATCGAAAGCAAGGTATGAGCGCCAGTGATGCTTTTAAGAAAGCATGGAGTGAAATAGAAAGAAGTTCATCAATATCATCGTCTGTGGCAAAACGTGAGTTCAGTGCAATGGGAAGAAGTGCAGAACAGGCTGCAAATTACGCTGAAAATGAATGGAAGTTATCCAGTACAGGAATTGGAAATGCAGTTTCAAAAATTGGGAAATTAGCTTCCAAGGGATTAAAAACAGCGATAACAGCAATTACTGGGACAAGCGTTGCTCTTGAAGGAATTGGTCTTGCAGCTGTAAAGACTGGCTCAGATTTTGAAGCGCAGATGTCCCGTGTGAAGGCTATTTCCGGTGCAACAGGAGAAGAGTTTGAGAAGTTAAAAGACCAGGCTATCAAACTGGGGGCTGAAACTGCATTTTCTTCTGGTGAAGCAGCAGAAGGAATGGAGAATCTGGCATCTGCCGGATTTACAACCAACGAAATTATAGAAGCCATGCCGGGACTCCTGGATATGGCAGCGGCTTCGGGAGAGGATTTGGCGAACAGTTCCGATATTGCCGCCTCTACTCTGAGAGGGTTTGGTCTGGAAGCAGAACAGGCTGGACATGTGGCTGATGTGCTGGCAGAAAATGCAAACCGTACCAATGCGGCGGTTTCAGACACCGGAGAAGCAATGAAGTATGCTGCACCCCTCGCAAGGGCAGCTGGTATCAGTTTCGAGGAAACCGCAGCAGCGATTGGCATTATGTCAAATGCAGGTATTAAAGGCTCACAGGCGGGCACCACGTTGAGAGGTGCATTGTCAAGACTTTCCAAGCCTACAGACGATATGACAGACGCAATGGAGGAACTGGGGATTTCCTTCTATGATTCCAATGGAAAAATGAAGTCCCTAAGTGAACAGGTAGGTATGCTTCAGGGTGCATTTAGCGGAATGACGGATGAGCAGAAGAATAATTACCTGGTAACTCTGTATGGACAGGAAGCGTTGTCAGGCATGCTGGCCCTTATAAATGAAGGGGAAGGCAACTTGTCAGAACTGACAAAGTCTTATGAAAACTGTGACGGCGCGGCAAAGAAAGCTGCTGATACTATGCAGGATAACTTGAAAGGTGCCATAGAGCAGCTTGGCGGTTCTGCAGAGAGTCTGGGGATTGTCTTTTATGAAAGCGTATCGGATAGCTTAAAGGAAACCGCAGAAACAGCTACGGAGAGTATTAATAATATTACAGCAGCGTTTGAAAAAGGTGGGTTGGATAAAGCTGTTGAAACGGCAGGCGATGAATTTGCGAATCTTGCTGTAAAAGCGGCTGAACATGCACCTGATATGGTGGACGTTGCTATTGATTTTGTAGAATCCTTTACAAAGGGAATCGGAAAAAACAAAAAGAAACTGACTGGCGCTGCAGGAGATATGGCTAAAACTCTGGCAGGAGGATTAACGGATTTATTGCCGGCTAAGTTGGAAAAACCAGTGGATAAGGCTATTGACGCAATATCCGATTCTTTAAATTCCGGGGGACTGAAAAAGGCAGGAAAAACGCTTGTTACTACCTTTGATAATTTGATAGCTGCAGCAGGAAATCTGGCAGAAAAAGCTTTACCTCCTTTGACAAAAGGGTTGGACTTTGCGGCAGAGAATCTGGATGTAGTTGCGGCATCTGCAACGGCTGCTTTTACAGCGTTTAAAGGCTATAAAGTTATCACAGAGACAACGGGAGCTTTGAACAAAGGGGCAAAAGCCTGGAAAACAGCTTCGGACGCAGTAGATGTGTTTAATGCAGCGCAGCTCATTGCCATGGAATCAGGAATTAAATCCAATGCGACCCTGACAGCCGGACAGACTGTGGTTGGTTTATTAACAGGTAAGATATCTCTCGCAACAGCCGCACAGACAGCCTGGAATGCGGTTATGAATGCGAATCCAATAGGGCTTGTGATTACAGCGGTTGGGGCCTTGGCAGCTGGGCTGACGGTCTATAAATTAGCTACAGATGATTCCAAAGAATCTCAGTATGCTTTAACAGAGGAACAGAAGAAAGCCAACGAAGAAATCCATAAACAGTATGAGGCATACAAAGAATTGGATTCTGCAAGAAAAGAGTCCATGGAAAGCATCGATGCAGAATATGGATATCTTGCAGAATTACAAGATGAATTAGAGGGACTGATTGATTCCAATGGACAAGTAAAAGCTGGATATGAGGACCGGGCAAATTTTATTGTGAACCAGTTATCTGAAGCTCTTGGTATAGAAAAAGATAAAATATGGGAGATTATCCAGGCAAATGGGAATTTGGGAACTTCCATAGACCAGATTATTGAAAAGAAGAAAGCAGAGGCTCTTTTAAATGCCAATGAAGAAGCATATACCGAAGCAATTAAGGGGAAAGACAGTGCCCTTAAAAGCTATACGGATAAACTGGCAGAATACAATGAAGCCCAGAAAAAGTACAATGATACACAGGCGGCAGCGAAGAAAGCACAGGAAGAGTATCAGGAAATTTTAAAAAATTCGCCAGAAGCTGCAAACGCTCACCAGATTGCCAGCCGGGAAATCTATAAGGCAGCAGATGAAGCAAAAACTGCGTATGATGAAACAAAAAAAGCTTTGAAAGAGGCCGAAGCTACCTATGTAGGATATAATGCTACAATTCAGAACTATGAGGGATTATCCAGTGCAATTATTTCTGGAGAATCTGACAAGATAGAAGAGGCGATGCAGAATATCCAAAATAGCTTCGTTACTGCAGAAACGGGAACAAAAGACAGCCTAAAAAAACAAGTCAAAAATATGAAAGACAACTATAAGGCTATGCAAAAGGCTGTAGAAGATGGAACTCCCGGAGTAACGCAAGCCATGGTGGATTCTGCAAAGCAAATGGTGGATAAGTCTAAAACAGAACTGGATAAATTCCAGGGAAAAGCCAAAGAATCCACCGGAAGAGCAGGTGACAGCGCTGCACAAGGATTTGCGGAAACAACACCGCACATGGTGAAGGTAATGGAAGACCTTGCGCAGTCCGCAATGGATACCATAGATTCTAAGTCCGGAGAATTTGAACAGACGGGAGAAAACTCAGGGAGTGCGGTGAACCAAGGACTGGCTGGTACAAAAGGTGATATAGATAAGACTTCCAAAAACATTGCCGATTCTTCCAATAAACAGTTAGGAAGCGCTGATACACGGGGCACGGGAAGCCGAAAATCCAAAGAGTATGACAATGGGGTTGGAAGTAACAGAAAGAAAATCGAACAGACTTCTAAGGATATTGCTGACTCCTCCAATGAAAGGTTGGGCTCTGCAGACACCCAGGGCACAGGAAGTCGAAAATCTAAAGAGTATGATTTAGGAGTCGGAAGTAATAAGAGCAGCATAGACCTCACATCGAGAAAGATTGCAGATTCCTCTAATACACTGCTTGGAAGTGCCAATACCCAAAGGACAGGAGCGGACAAAAGTTCGGAATATAACAGCGGTCTGGGAAGCAATAAATGGAGTATTGATTCAACGTCATGCCAGTTATCAAATGCGGCAAACGCTGGAATGGGGTCGGCAGATACTGGTGCTACTGGTGAAAACCAAGGAAGGCAGTATGTTTCCGGACTAGAGAACAACGAATGGGGAGCTAATTTGGCAGGAACGTTATTATCGGAAGAAGCTAATTCAGGCGCGCGTTCCTATGATGGTTATGGACCTGGTTCAGATTTTGGCGCAGGATTTATCAATGGCATTGAAAGTTGGATTGGGAGAGCCGCAGTAGCAGGAGCTAACATTGCAATAAATGCTTTAAATGCAGCAAGAAGAAGCTTGGACGAACATTCTCCATCAAGGAAGATGAGAAAAGTAGGGCGGTACTTTAGCGAGGGTTTTGCGCTTGGTATTGAAGATGAAGAAAAAATGGCTAAGAAAGCCTCAGAGAATCTTTCTAAGATAGCATTGAATTCTATGGATATGCCTGAAATTACTGCTCGTATGCGTGAAGTTATGGCAATGAATACCAACCGTGTCACCCGGCAGATAACCAGTCAGAACATCCATGTGCAGCATATGATTTCTGATGAAAGGGACAGGCTGTCAGACAAAGAAGTCCAGGCAATCGGAAAAGCGGTTGCGGAAGTGATAAACGATAGAATGGAAGAGTTTAAGTTTGTTATAAATAGCAGAGAATTCGGAAGAGCGGTAAGGGAGGTTAAAAAGTGAGAATTTATTATCAAGCAGGCGCAGACGGTAAGATTGTAAATTTAGACAAACCTCCCTATTGGATGCAGACAGGAGATTTTTTGAATTATTCCTGGGAATACACTTTGTCCGGGAAATGTATCGGCGAATTAAGAAAGACGATACAGGAGAAAGGGTTTACGATAACTATTTTCGGGAAAGAACAGGCAGAATACGAAAGAAATGTTGACGCACTACATGAAGTGTTTGAGAAAGATGTATTAAAAAAGAAACCGGGAAGATTTTACTTTGGAGAATATTATATTTCCTGTTTTATTTACGCCAGCGAAAAAGAAGAGTGGGAAAGTGGATATTCCATGGAGAATACATTGAAATTGATAGAAGCCAATCCGTTTTGGCGAAAAGAAACCTTGTACCAATTTCTTCCGGAAGTTATGGATTCGGGCGCCGGGGAACAAATTCCAGTAGAGACAGGTGAAATTTATACCGGGGAGGCTATGGATAACCAGGCTGCGTTGCGAGAATTTTCTTTTGATTTCCTGCGCCGGTCCGACAGAAAGGTAAGGTATCCGCAACTTGACCTTCCCTTTGATTTTGTAAAGCCCCGCGGCAGGAGAACCATAGACAATACAACGGCCTTTTCGGAAAGTAATTTTATTCTTACGATTTACGGCTTTGTAGACACCCCCAGCATTTTAATTGCAGGCCACCCCTACGTTGTAAATACCACAATATACGAGGGGGAGCGTGTTATAATCGACAGCGCGGCCGGAACTGTGAAAAAGATTGGCCGTTTGGGAGAAGAAACAAACTTGTACAATTCCAGGGGGAAAGAGTATTCCGTGTTCCAGAAAATCCTGCCCGGCGTACAGACAGTGAACTGGTCGGGAGGATTTGGATTTGATATTTTGCTTTATGACGAGAGGAGTGAGCCAAGATGGAGTTTATAATCTGTAATGCAGAAAAAAAGGAAATAGGAAGACTTCCAGATTCCGCATCTTTTGATTTTGATGTTGGAGATACCAACGACGTAGAGATAACCTGCGAAAAAGGCCTTTTGGATTTCGGTATGTATTTAATCTGCCCCGGCACAGAATATGGCGCTCTGATAGAGGAAAAAGACCTGTGGACGAATGAGGAAGAAGAAATCTGGACGGGAAATGCCTTCCGGAGATTCCTGCAGGAATTTATTATAGAACCTCCGGTCGGGCAGGACTACAGAGTTGTAAAAGGGGACGCCCATGACGTGATGCGGCAGGTGCTGAATGGCGCTTTTGATAACCTGTTTACCATTCCGGAAACAGCAAGCGGTATAGATGTAGGAACATACCAGTTTGACCGGTATACGGATGCCCTGAGCGGCTTTGTAAAGATGCTTAAGCGGAAAGGCGCCAGAATAAATATAGAGGTAAAACAAGGCGGCTCAAATGAGCCGTTTTCTGTTGTTCTTTCGGCGGTGCCAATCCAGAATATGTCCTCAGAAATTGAATACTCCCAGGACAGCAAAATTGCCATAAATTTAAAGGAATCCAGGCGGGGCATTAACCATCTGATTTGCCTTGGAAAAGGAGAGCTGAAAGACCGACAGGTGGTACATTTGTACGCTCAACTGGACGGCAGTATATCGCAGAAGAAGTATTACGCCGGGCTGGAAGAACGAACGGCAGTCTATGATTTGTCCAATGCAGAGGGCCTGGATGAGCTCGTTAAGGGCGGGACGGACCGTTTGAAAGAACTGATGGGCACAAAAACCATGAGGATGTCCGTGCAGGATGCGGAACTGCAGGTTGGGGATATTATTGCCGGCCGGGATTATGAAACGGGTCTATATTTGCAGAAACCGGTTGTACAGAAGATTGTAAGAATGGAGTCCGGAACGGCAACAGTTGAGTACAAAGTGGAAGGAGAAGAATAATGGCAATAGAATTAGTAACAGGATACCAGGGAAAGGACCACGTGACAGCAGAGCAGTGGGCGGACTTTAACCGGGGAATTTTCGGGGAAGCAGCAATCCTTCCGGTAGGGAACCGGATGGAGACTGCCATCCAGACTGCAAACCAGATTACGGTAAAAGACGGAGTGGCCGTATTTGACGGAAGACAGGTATACATTGCATACGGAGAAAGTGAGAATATTGCAATCCAGTCCGGTACCCAGGGAATGCAGCGCAGGGACATCGTAGTGCTGGAATATAAGAGGAACGAAGAAAGCGGCGTGGAAAGCGTACAGTTTAAAGTGATAAACGGAATCCCGGCGGCAAGTGGCGCAAAAGACCCGTCTGTGCGGGATATGGACATCCGAACTGGCGTGACAGTGTCGCAGAAGCCATTCTGCCGGGTGCGCTTAAATGGAACGGCCATAGAAGGCGTTGATGCTCTGGTGCAGGTTAAAGAATTTAAGCCGCATGCTTTTGCAGCGCCAGTGAACAACCTGGCCGGAACAAATCCAGATTTGGCATTGGCGGCACCACAAGGGAGGGAATTAAAAAAACAAGTTGATGCGCTAAACTCCGCTTTAACGAACGGTAAAATATATAATGCAGGGGACTATGATGCAAATATATTAACATACGCAGAAACCCTTCGAGATAATTCGTTTACTATAATTCGATATCGTGGATATAGCAGCACTGGCGAATCTATTAATGCAGCCCCCACAAATGCATCAGGGGCAGCAATTATTATTAGGACCTCCATTAATTACATGGCAATTATAGCTATTCCATTCGATAACACAGGTGTATATAGCCGTGTTAAAGATAATGGAACGTGGAAAGCTTGGACACACTAAATTAAATTTAACTCATAAATATTAGTAACGTAATGGCAATTTCCCCTTCGTACGGTGTGCCGGATAAATTACTACATTTTATAGTTGCGATATTTTTAGATACATTCGCGCTCGTTATTACCGCTGCACTTGCG